ATGGTGTGCTCCCACAATTCCCCATCTCGCATCGAACCCCAATTTGGCAAGGTCTGCAATGACTCTTGTCCCTCCTCGAAGAGCAAGCATTGGGGAGTTTTCAATAAACACGTATCGGGGTCGAACCTCGCCAATAATCCGCCGCATCTCGGAGAAAAGACCGGATTGTTCTCCGTCAAGTCCTGCTCCTTTTCCTGCGCACGATATGTCGGTACAAGGGAACCCTCCTGAAACCACGTCAACACGTCCTCGCCAACTTCGTCCGTCAAAGGTTCGTACGTCATCCCAGATCGGGAACGGTTCGAGACATCCGTCGTTTTGTCTGGCGACCAAGACATCCCGGCAATGTCTGTCGATCTCGACGGCGCACACGGTTCGCCATCCAAGGATCTTTCCCCCCAGTATGCCGCCACCAGCGCCCGCGAATAATGCCAACTCATTCACTCAGTTCACGCCGCGCATCACTTCCTCTTCAATCTCCTTAAATTCGTGTCCCTCAAACGCCTCGTAGCAGCGCATAAACAACCACTTCAGACGCCTGTCCCGGTCAGGCTCCTCTCTCATCTGGTCCTCATCTACCACTTGGCGCATTCCTATGCGCCCACGCTTGATCTCAATAATTAATGGTTCCTCAAATTCTGTGCTCATACGTCTATTACCTCCTTGTTCACCTCTTTCTTTGCCTCCTCAATCGCTGCCCGGGCATCCTCCAACGTCACCTTGTGCTCGTGCGTCACAACCGTGTTTTCACCATGCAATAGGCGCGATTTGTCCGTGCAGATCCCAAATCCCATCGCCAAATCCTTTACGCTTGTCTTCCCACGCACCTCGTCATCCCGCAATACGTCTTCCAGCTTCTTTTCCAAAGCATCTGCCGCCTTTAACTGCAACCGGGTAGCCTGTATCGCACGATTCTGCTTTGTGCTCTCAATTACCTCGCTGTGCTCCACCTTTAATCGGCGCAAAACCCTCAATCCTACCCCGCATTCCTTACTTATCGTCCGCATCGGCACCCCTCGACACAACAATGCTATCGCCTGACACGCCTTTTCACTGTTCTGATGCTCCAACTTTCTCCCCTTGTCCGGGCAATCCACCGCAGCTACCCACGCCACACTGTCCGCAATCTCTCGCGCCAGTAACTCGTCGTCAGATCCTGATTCTGCCAATTCCATTGTCAGTTAGTAAGGCGGGACGAGGTAACCCAGCACCCCGTCCCGCCTATCACACTATGAACGCAAGTGTTGCCACTCCTTGCGAACGCTTCTCTCATCCAAATCTAGTCAATCGCTGTAAGGATCACGTAAAGCGGGAACACTTAGGTCGGTTGTATGACCCAATAATTAACTCAGCAACACGTTTCTACTAGACCAGTAGTAGTTGTCATACTTTGGTATGCTTTGGTATAGCTTTGTAAGGGTAACTTTTTCAAACCATAGGACACCAGGCATCAAAGTATCCTCACCATGAATACCCTTTCCCAACATACCAAACTTATCCTCACCCTCGCAGCGCAAGCTGCCGCTATCGTCTGGTGGGCGTCAAACCTCTCCTCCAAAGTTCAGCATAATGATTTTCAAATCCAGATGATCTCCAAGGATGTCGAAAAACACGCAATCTTCGTCAGAGACTGGCCTGTAGGCAAACTAGGCGCACTCCCAGACGATGTCCGGCAAAACCTCCACATCCAGTCGCTCCAAAAGGAAGTCGAGAAACTGACAGAGGATTTCTACGCCAAGTCCCAACAGTAATCTGATCTAATTGGATCTGGTTTGGTTTGGTAGCTTTAGCACACGCTTTAGCGCACGCTAGACTCCCGCCCTTTGCCGGATTTTTTCAAAGGTTAGTAGACCGGTTTTGGTGAGCAAATCTCGCCAGCCGCTGACCCCCTCCCCCCCTATAACTTCCAACAATCTACAAAATGCGGACTCCGCGATTATTCTCGCCCTATAAAACAAGGGGTTTGAGAGACTCGGGCAAATGCGTGTGTTTTAGCGTCCCTGCCATACCAGATATTGTGTGGATTCCGCGCCCTGGCTAATTGTTTCAAGGCTTAGCTCGTCCCGGGGAACCGTTCCTACTCACCTTCCCTATGATCGTGTGAGGATGGTCGTGAGAGTGTCGCAGCATGGGAGTGGAGAGCGTATGCAATGTTGCGCGTAGCACTGCTGAGAAAGGCATATGAGTCGATTCTGGGGCGACGGATCGACATGACTTAATGACGTGTCGAGTGCTTCGACTGGTGTCGTAATGTCATAGCTTTGTATAGCTTGGTATGGGTTTGTCCCCCTTTGGTATACAAAGGTATACCAAGCAGAAATATCTTTCTGTCTTGACGATACCCTTTATAATTTTGGTTTGGAGGGAGAGAGCGGGATAGCGTGCGCTAAGAAAGGAAGAGCTTACCGTTCGCTGTGCTCACTAGCAGCGCATCACTGGCGTGCTGCTCGCTTCCCTCTCTGTTTTGATTGATTGGATGAATTATGAAGACATGGATAGGATGGGCGAAAACGGATACAGCAAACTAAGCTTTGAGACAATTGAGGTGCTTTGTCAGAAGCTTCGTCGGGGACTTTCAAAGAGCAAGGCGTGTCCATTAGTTGGCATTGACGCTCGGACTCTATCGAGGTGGAGAAAGCGGTATGATTGGGTAAATGACGCGGTCATCAGCGCAGAAGAGATCGCTAAAAATAGGGATTGTGGCATCGACTTAGAAGAGAAAGACACTGAGGAAGTCGCTTTCCCGCCGGGGATTGAACCGGGGAAATTCCTTAGTTTTGGGGCGACCCGCATGTACCTGTTTCCAGATTCTTCCGGTCCTTCTTCACGAACTTGGCACGATTGGCGGGCAAGGGGATACTTCTCGTTTATGAAAATTGGAGGAAAAGTGTTTTGCGACCCAAACGTCGTTCGCGCAGAGCTAATTGAAAGGTTTGCAATTCCTGCACGGAAAGATGAAGCCAAAGCACCGGACAGGTCATGCTCTAATGATGGGCATGAACAACACCATTCTTTGGGCGGCGCTGATAGTGGCGACCGGCGTGACACTGGCACTGAGTAGCTGCGCTGGATTCAAGGTATCTCTGGAGACAGAGGCGGACGTAAACGCTGGCAACCTTTTTGATCTGTTTCAGTAATGGCAAAGAAACCGCTGAAGAGTAAGACGATCTGGTTGGGATTGCTGACCAGTGTCGTGAGTGTGGTGGGCGCTAAGTTTCCTGAGAGCAGAGAGTTTCTCAACAACAACTGGAACGTAATAGGCGCGATCCTGGGCGGCGTTATTATTATCCTGCGGGGATTGACTGGAAAACCGCTTTCACTGAGTGGCAGCTAACGGTGCGACCATAGACGTGCGTCCCTACTGGGGGCAGATCCGTCAAGTATCGAGGGAGATGGTGATTCAGCAGGAGCTAGAAGCTCTTGAGCAATCGTTGCGAGGCGAGAATCTAAAACGGGTAAAGCTGCTGCGACGATTAATTAGTGATTGCGCAGGCGGTTTGCAGTCTACTTGACCTTTTCCATCAATGGTTCGTGCATCGCGTTCAATAGCTTCTTCGTCGTTGCTGCTGGGAGCGTAGAGAACAGTTGATGGACTGCCTGTCCGCTTTTGAGAGGGTGAATGTTGACCGTGATGGAGACAGGCTCAGTGTTTTTAGGCAACGGATTTTGAATCACGGTGTTCGCAATCATTTTCTTTTCCTTAGAACCGCAGCCGCTTGCAGTGTAAGCGGACATGGCGGTGCGCGGGTTTAGATAAGGCATCATTTTGGCAACTGCTTTTAGCAATGCCGCGATGGTCGAGCGCCTCTCAATGTTGCTCTCCACATTAACACAATACTCGTCAGCTTCGGGATCAGGGTTGACGGTGATTGTCACGGCGGACGGACTCTTAAAATCGTGGGGGTCTGCAAATCGTCGGGAATCAGAGAGCTTCATGGGCAAGAGCGTGTTTGTGTGTGTATAGGCTGAGTCCTCATGTTGACCATGCTGCACAAGTCAGTCAGCAAGCGGTAATCACGAGAATTAGCATTGGTCATGCTGAGCGTAAATTGTTGCGGCACAAGCACTTTTTTGGAACATCATTAAATACGATGAAGAAAAGAAACCAGTCGATGTTTTGTTATCTTTAAGACGCCTGTAATGGTGTGCCCGCGCACTGCGAAACAAGGGCGTGAGACACTTTGCGGTAGGATTATTCCGTGGATCCCACTTTGACCAATCTAGTTGAACACGGAGGACTGATTGCGGCGTTATGTGTCGCCGTTTGGTTTCTAAACAAGCGCAATGACGTGCTAACTCAGAAGGTAGAAAACAATTACGATGCTCAACTGACTGACGTGCGGCGGCGGTTAGTCGCCTGCGAGCAGGACAGAGAAAAGCTGCACGACCAAATCGCTGCCATCCTCCAAGACAATGAGCAACGCTGATTCCTACACCTCTTTTTTGCGGGCACTGCGCCTTCGTTATTTCGAGCCTGAAGAAATTTGCAGTTACGCAGATGCAGTGCGTAATGGAGTCAAGAATTCCCTGCCGCCTGAAGAGATGTGGGACGCGCTTGTCCCGACCATCAACACCCTAGATGCGCTGCGGCACTACATCAAAAAACCGATCACACTAACGTCGATTTACCGCTCACCGGATTACAATCGCAAAGGGGTAAAAGGCGCGAAGCATTCCTACCACATGAAGAATTGTGCAATAGACTTTCAGGTCAAAGGCATGAGTCCCCAGGCAGCGTTTCTGCAACTGCGAAACCTGCGAAAAGCCGGAGCGTTTCTTGGCGGCATTTCTGCATACTCTACGTTTTGCCACGTAGATACGCGTGGCAGCAATGCGACATGGTAACGTATCTTAATTGCATGGCTCTCGCTTTAGGAATTTCTGCCGGTCTGTCATCAGCGCCGCGATTGGGAACGCCGTTTACTAACACCAAGAGCCTTTCGTTTGATGGGACGGATGATGTTGTGGACACAGGGTTTCAACCTGACTTCATCCACACCAATGCAACGATGGCTTACTGGGTTAACATGGATGACTTCACGTCTAACCAGAATTGCGGGACACACAACAGCAAGAGATTCTATCTCGGATTTTCTAGCAGCAAAGCGGCAATGGGAGTTCAAAATGCCAACAACCTTGGCTCAGGAGCGGATTTGAGTGCCTACATTGCGGTTGGTCAATGGCACCACATAGCGATGGTGGCGGACGGGGGAACGGCAACTTATTATCTAGATGGTGTAGCTAGAGACACGCTTAGCTACACGCAAAACTCTGCAAGCAACCCAAGCGGTAACATTTTTGTAGGCGCAATGAGCCATTCATCTACCGCTCATTTTATGAACGGGTCGATTGATGAGTTCGCCATGTGGAGTTCTGCGCTTACTAGCGACGAGGTGGCTGCTCTATATAATGCAGGGGTTCCTACTGACCTAACAAAGAATTCGGGCGCTTACGTTTCGTCCAGCAACCTCCAGGCTTACTACCGCATGGGAGACGCTACACTGCCTGCACCAGACGGGACGAGTAATTTCATCTTTGACCAAGTAGACACAAGCCTAGGCTCAGAACTAATCGCTAATGGTTCTTTTGACGGCGTAGCGGACGGCACAGACCCGGTTGGCAATGTTTCAAATTATTTTGCATATGGCTCGCCAACAACTCGTCAAATAACCGGCGGGCAATTGCAACTTACAACGGACGGAAGTAATGAAGGTGTTCGCTTGAATGTTCCATCGCTTACCGCAGGAGTCGCCTACCAAATCCAGATGGACATTTCTGGAGATGGCTCAGATATCGGCGCTGCAGTCTATATTTCAGGCGGAGGTAACAACCAAGTGCCTGCGCGCACAAACGGAAAGATTGACACTATTTTTGCACCATCAACTGCAAACATTTACCTCTATCTAAGAGCGGGAGACAATACCGCTGGGACAACTTTTTACGACAATATTTCAGTTAAGCAGCTAAACGGGAAAACGGCCACCATTAGTGGCGCAACCATTCAGACAGATACCCCTTAGAAACATGGCACTTGCTTTAGGAATCTCTGCTGGCATCGCTTCAGCTCCTCGGTTGGGAAGCTCGTTCGTGTCTACCAAGAGCGTCCTGTTTGACGCAACGGACGACAATCTTACTTCCTCTGCGGATTCTACCCTAGCAACCAAGACGTATTCGTTCTGGGCAAAAAGCGATGACGGCTCAAGCGCGGCTAGAAACGCTCTTTTTGACCACGGAGACATCAATCGAGGGGCATTCTATTTTAGATGGGGTAGCCAAGGCCGTTCTCTGCTGTTTCTTGGCGGCGTCTATCGTTTCTGGAACGAGACGTCTCAGCAGTCGGACAACGCGTGGCACCATTGGCTCGTTCTTGTGTCGTCTGACATTACGGCTACAAAACTGTTTTGCGACGGCGTAGAGGTAGCGGTAAATTCCAGCGTTACCGGCGGCAGCACGCTTTCTTACACGACCGGGATTCGCATTGGCCGCGGAGGGAACAATTTCTTTGATGGTAGCATCGACGAGTTTGCCATCTTTGACGGGGACAAGACGGGAATCGTCAACGATCTTTATAACGGCGGAAAGCCTGGCGACCTGACCGGATTGAGCGGGTTGGATCACTGGTGGAGGATGGGAGATGCTACAGTGCCTGCGGCTGATGGGACGAGTAATCTGCTCTTTGACCAAGCGAATCCGGGACTAGGTTCAGAGCTGGTTACTAATGGTGACTACGAAACAGGTGACTTTACCAGTTGGACCGTAACCAACACTGGTGGACAAACAGCTGAAATAGCAACGAATGCTGCTGGTTCACCATCGGCTCACATTGTTTCGGACGGGACGTTTGTTGGCATTACCCAGAACATATCAGTGACATCAGGCAAGGCTTACAAGCTGTCGTTTGACCTGCAGGTTGTCAGCGGCACGCTTATCGCTAGAGACATCAATGCAGCTCAAACAGCTTACACGACAAGTGGCTCTTATGAGCTAATCACTGTCGCTTCAGGAAGCAATGCGAACCTTGAATTTAAGCGGTCAACCGCTTGCGAGTTCTTTTTAGACAACGTGTCTCTTAAAGAAGTCAACGGACACACCGCAACCCTGCAAGGAAGCGCAAACATACAAACTGACGCCCCTTAATTACATGAGTTTTGAAAGTAGAAAATGGGTTGTTATGACCCTGCAAGCAATTACTGGCGGAGACATCTACGAGGATGGAGAGCTAGTTGGCAACACATACATTGACCACGCGCTTGAAAGCCGTGAAGGTTTGCGTTTGTCGGTCGATGGAACAAAGACGATTCTTAAATGGGATGGAGAGACGCCAGAGGCATTTCAAGGCATGGACACCTACACGCACGCAGAGATCTTGGAGGAGCTTGCAGGACCAGCGTGGACCTCTCAGGAAGAGCCGGGGCAAACCGCAGCATTGTCGCAGAGCTACGTTAAGTATCGCGCCAAAAGCAGCGCTCAGAAGCGTTTGGCAGAATTCCCAGAAGGGCACGGCGTGATTGCCTACCGGTCAACCAAGACCTTTGGCGGATCTGCCTTGGTAATCAGCACTGGCTCACAAAAAGATTTGCTGACCGCTAAAGAATTGGAAGACCTTGAGACGGTCGGAGATGACAAGTGGGTTGAGTGGATCGACAGATACGCGCCTGAGCAGGTGAGCTAATCGTGAACGATGGCGTTATACTCGTCCTCAGTGATCTCATGGCGCAGCAATTTGCGCAGCGCTTCGACTTTGTCACAATTGCCGCCTGGGCGCTCATTCTCTTTTGTTGCGTCCTTTATTTGCTCTTTGGTTAAGGGCGCGTATTTGTAAACGCCAGAGCAATGAGCAGGTTTTGTTCGCACGCCTGACGATCCGCCTACGTCCTGACACCGGGACAACCACGAACTAATGAAGCGGTAGTAGTTTTTCTTACGCTTGCGCGGGTTTGCCAGCAACCAGTCGTGCATGATCCGCAGTTCTGCGTTAATTTTTACTGCCGGGAACGTCTTGCGCCAACGGATCCGGTCCATGTGCAGGATTCCTGTAAACCCAGTTTCGTCCCACTTAATCCGCTTTGTTGGCGGCACACTTTCTATTGACGTTATCTGCCCATTCAACACTTCTGATAGTGCCCGGGTAGTGGCACTTTCCACCTCCGATGGTTGCGTCCCAGAATTGCGTGCATTTTTTGCGGGGGTTGTCTGGTCGGGGACTTCTGGGAAACCAGCTTTGCCGCTCTTCAAACTTTCCTTGTTCTGTTTGGATGTATGAGGGATGCGCGAGGTATCGGTAGCAGGCTTGTCTCTGCTTGCACTCATAGTCTTTACACATTCTTGCACGGGGCACTCCTTTGTTTTTACGTCACTTAGTCCATGCGCACCCACGCAGGCGGGTCAATAACGGTGCCTTTCTTGACCCCACCGGGCAGATCCCCTAGCGGCACATCACGCAATTGCTTCCACCGTTCGACCATTGGCAAATATCGAGCACGTCCATGCGTAAGACTATTGTCGGACAGCTTTATCCAAGTCGCCTCGTATGGCTCGCTTGTCTCAACAAAAATAAACCCAAACTCTGGGGGGTTATCTTGCCGGTCGTTGTGGTAAGCAAACAAGTCCGCATACAACGCTGCCTGCACATCATATCCTCGGTCATATATCAAGCGCGTCAAAGCACGTTCGTCACCAATGCTACTTGTTGTTTTTAGATCCCAAAGAGTGTCGCCGTTCGGACCAACAAGGTCGATCAACCCGCACAATTCGACATCATTAAAAACGGCTGACACTTCAACCTCGACTTCGTAACCGGTGTTGCCTGATAGGCAGTCGGCAATAGCAAGAGATGACGCTGACTTAACTCCCTCAAGAATCTTTGTCTCTTGCGAGGTCATTACGATTTTTCCTGAGTCCTCTTGCTCTGCCCGCCATTCCCGCGCTTCTTTTGTGCGAAATGAATCAAACGGACTTAACGCGACCGCTGCTTCAACCTTATCCGGTTCAAGCACCATCAAATGCGCAACCGTTCCAAGGCGCATTGCTGCGCTTGGCGAAGTTGGTTCTTTGTGCGCCCACTTGTAAGGACTTTGCGAAAATTCCCAAAGCAAAGACTTTGACACCGGTGCGTGCCGATTGGCGGGGGTTGCTTTTCGTGCGTGATATTCTGCGCTCATCTTAGATGATCTCCCTCCCGCTTGGTCCAATGAGTGCTTCATCAGCAAAATCAATTGCCAACGAATTAACTCATGCTTGCTGACACGTTTGTGCAAGGACCGTCGCGGGAGGGAGAAAAGGGTTACAGGGTGCCCAAGTTTGTTGGGAGCGGTTGTTCGCCAATAGCAAGTGCCTCTGCTTCAATTGAGGCAAACTCACGAGCAATGTCGCGCAATTTTGCTTCCCCCAGGCGCGGGATGGTTCCTGTTTCGCCTAAGATTTGACGCGCCCGAAGCACTTGTTCGATTTGTGTGGCGTCAGCATCCGATTCCGTGACCAGTTGCAAAACATCTGCCAACGCATCTGCGCGGGGATCAGGCTCGTCTTGGTCTGCGGTTTCTTCTGCGTCAATAATTATTGAATCTTTGCCGTTAAACACGTTTTGCGTGCCTTCTGAGTTTTGCAGCACAGGAGGAGTAAAAATAGGAGCCGTTTCGCGCTCATTCCTTTTAATGTCTGTCTCTTCTTCCATTGTTCGGATGCCAAGACAGAGATCCGGGACATAAAGACGGGCAAAGAATCCTGCCGCCCGATACCTTAGCATCAAATCTGGAAGCGTCTGCCACTTAGACCCGTTCTTTCCATACCATCCTTCCTTTTTTGCCATTTCAATAGACACCTCTGGTCCTTCAACAATGTCGCCGGTTTCCAAGTGCTTTGCGTATGCAACGCACATTTTACTATCGCCCTGTCCGCTCATCTTAAATTGCAGCGGACTGTAACGCCCGGAGGCATTGACCATTGATATTAGAAATTGCGAACTCCATGCAGGGCGACCATGCACAATGTAAAGTGACTGCATCACGGCAAAAACATCCGCGCCCATACGTTGCGCAATATTTAACGCCAAAACTGCGTTTGGTATTTGCTTGAATTGAGGAGGCACTAAGTCTGACGCTGCCAGCATTTTGCCAGCGCGTTGTGCCAGCTCGAAAGAGTTGGAGTCCGTAAAAACAGAAAGCGCGTTGGCGTCTGTCGTGGTCGTAGTAATGTTTGTTGTTTCGCTCATAGGTTAGATTGCTGTTGGGGTAGACCAGTAGTGACCAGTGCTTGTCATCTGAATGGTGTGCTGTGGCTCAGGCATTCCGCGTTCCTGCCAGAATTGGTCGCACGCTCGTTCGACTTGGTGCAGGTTCAGCGCCCAGTTTTCTCCCGTTCTTGCCTTACGCCCCGGATTGCGCCGTCCGCAGACCTTCTGCCGTCCTAGCGCCCTTTTTTCTTTTTGTTCGTTCGTCCTCACCATTTTTGGATGTTCTTAAAGGTCCCTAAGGTTTTGAAGGAATCCCCTATTCAGCAATATCTTTCGATCAACATTCGATTCGCACGTTGTTCAGAATCGTTTGTGAATCCTGAGCAATACTAAGACAGCGTGTCCAAAAACCCTTGCTCGCACAGGTTTCGTCAAATATCTTTGGAAGGTCCTTAACCCATGGCTGGCAAAAAAAAGTTACCCACCGGCTATCGTCGCACTGCAAAGAACGTGCGTGGTCGCCCAAAAAAGAACGAGGGTGAGCTTAAAAAGTATCAAGGCACAATCAAGTTTGATGCTGCGCTAGACAAAGCTCTGCGCGAGGAGCAAACCCGCCGTGCAGAGTCAGGAGATTCAGACAGCAAGGCTACTATCATGCGCAGTCTCATCATCAAAGGTTTGCGCGACCTGGGTCACGACTTGGAATCGGAAAACGATTAATTGCTCTGGATAAGAGCGCATTCAATTTGGTCTGACGCAATCCAAAGTTGCTCGCCAGTTCCAGTGAGCTTAATTGCTTTGATGGTGCCGTTGTCAACCAGTCGCTTACTCCATCGTCGCTCTCTTCCAAAGACTGCGGCAAATTCTCGCAAGGTGTAGAAATCGGGGCGCTCATCAGGTCTGGGTATTGCGATTGGCATCCGTCAGATTTCCGGGCGAATCGGAAAGTCAGCAATAAAAAAATGCCCCCTGCCAACGGCAAGGAGCATTCTGAGGGGCGGGAGCAGATGGTTTCTAGGTGCGCTTGCGGCACTTTTTAAGTCGTGCCAGCGCCCCCTCCTGACACACCGCAGACGGAACACGATCCCCGTTCAACCAGTGCTGAACTGTGCGCGGTGCAATCTCCAGACACTGAGAAAGGTCTGCAATTGAAAACCCAAGCCGGTCTTTTTCTGCCTGTAATTGCTTTGAAAACTCCACGTTAAAAACGACTTTGTGCTTGGGCAAGGTCTGCAAAGGACGCCGGGTTTGCCCCCGGAACAGCTTCAGCAGGCTCCCACCCGTCTGCGTGCTTTGCTATGTCTTCATGGTGAAACCATCGATCCTTACTGTCAAAAGCCGCTACCTCAAACTGGTCAATCACGCTTTGGCTTTCAAAAGACAACGCGAAATCTAGTGCGTCAGACTCGCTTTCAAACTCATACCACTCGTTGCTTGGTGAAGATCCGCTAGTGACTGAGTGGTAAAAGTGATCGTCGTTTTCGTTGAACCAGTCAGGCTCGTTTGCTTGCTGTTTGTAATTCAGTAAACTCATTTCATCGCCTGTTTATTCATCAGAAATTGTGCTTTGCTGAAAGCGCGTAGTAGAAATTCTCAAACTCCTCTTTCCTCTCGGGAGGAATCACTGCCATCAACCTTGCGTGATTGAATGCAAGCAGCTTGAGCACGTCAAGATCAGCAAGATCATCAGTTTCCCAAAGAATACTCTTAATGCCCGTGCCGTCCTCTCCTGCATCGTCAAGGTGATACGACCAGTCAGAAGTAGCTAACCAATTGAGGTAGCTCTTATACTGCTTTTCGCAAAACTGGTTGGGAATGCGTGGCACAACAAACCTGAAGCTCCCTAGCATCCGTTGCAATTCGTCCGCATCGTCAATCTCACAAGACAAAACAGGTCTGCTGCCCCACGAGCGGATTTCTGCATTGCGGTCCTCCACAGAGTCAAACACTTCAATGTATTCTGAATCTACGTAATACAAATAAACAGCATCGTCATCGTGGTCCCGCAAAGCTCGCTCCCACCACAAATCCTCAACCTTTTCCCGGGCGTCTTCATAATCGTCGAACTTAGCAACGTGCTTTGTCTCACCTCCGCCCGGATCGTCAAGGGGGCGAAACCTTTGCACTACCCAGTAGTTTGGGTCGCCCTCCTCTTCGCCCTCAATAATATACCAGTCGCCATTGTTGCCGTTCGGGTGTCCGACACCGTAGTGATGCGCCTCGTAGCTCCAGTCAGCGTTCTGACCGACATTGTGTGTCCATTTTGGTCTGTTCATTAGTTCGTCCTTTCTGGGTGGGTTTAGTTGCTGCGACTAACAGTTGCGTTCGGTTTAGCAATCCAAGCACCTAAGCACCTTCGCGCTTTTTTTTGTGTGAGCGTGCAATCGTATTCCGAGAAAATGCTATGCCTTTCAGCATCTGTATCGACGTAGGTAATGCTGTAAGTGCCGTTGTCATTCTTAGTGAAGCTAACGGTAGTGGTTTCCACTGTTACTGTGACGTATGGTGTATTCATTATTTTGTAGTGTGATGTCGCCCGGGACTGTCCCGGTCAACACAATCACTATGCACATTGGGCGCACTCCTCGCAAGAGAAACACGCCCAATGTGCTAAGTTTTTTCGATGTTCCTTAATTCCACTAGGAAACCCGTGCTTTGGCGACAGGTTTTTCCTCAGATCGCTCCAGATCCCACTGTGACGCCCTTTCGGCAACGTGACCCCTCCTGACATGGGAATACGTCTTCGCGGCCAATGCGCCGCCATCTGAGTGCCCTAGGTGCTGCGCAATGACTGCCCAGCTATCTCCCTGCTCTGCGCACTCCGTGGCAAAGAAGTGCCGGAGCTTATGCGGTGACTGCGGTTCATACCCAAGACGCTTGCAAGCGTTGGCAAATGCCCGGTCTATGGACTTAAACGGAGATACGTAATCAGAGGGGCGCAGACAGGGATTGCTTTTCCGTAGTCGGATAGTCCCCTGCTCTGTCTTCTCCTCGGTCACCGTGCCCCTGAAGATGCGGTAGGTGCGCTCGTTGCCGTTTCGGTCATTCTCAATGACCCGGGTGTGTCCACACGCCTTCAGGCGGAGTAGCGCCTTAATTGCCCACGGGTTCAGGTCGATGTAGTCCACGGTGTCCCGGTTGCTCTTCAGTCTTCCTTCAAGGGTTGCAACCCGGTTCTCAAAATCAATGTCCTGCCAACGTAGCGCCAGCAGCTCACACGTCCTCATCCCGGTAGTCGCCACCAGCAGGTTCACGTTTGCTACGTCCTCTGCCCGATCGTCCAGTTTCTGACCGTTGCGCTTGATCTCCTCAATCACCTCAAGGAGTTGGTGCCGGTCCATCACCTCCAGCTTGCGGCTCTCTCCGCGCACGTTGACCACATACCTGTTGTCGCGCCCCCGTGCCTTTTTCTTGTCGATACACCAATCTGGCATCTTGGTGCGAAACCCATCCCTGATGGCGAGCTTAAACAGGATGCGCCAGACGATCCACTGGTTGTTGACCGGTTTGAAGCGGTAAGGGTTGAGAAATGCGTTGTTAAACCAGTCCGCGCAGTCTTCCTCGTCCAGATAGTCTATGCGCTTGTTGAGAATGTGCTTAGGGCACGCCCCGTCTCCCTTCTTAGCGAGCTTGCCCTGCTCATTGCGGAGTCGCCTGCCCTTTGCTGCCTGATTGCCGTGCAGGATCTGCTCCACGTTCTGCAAATACCCAAAAATCGTTCGCTGACTCTGGTCGCCACGTTTAATGGCAGGTTTGACTCTCTCCTCCCAGTATTCCCTTACAGTCGGGATGTCACGAACTTGGGGCAGGTTCTCTGCCTCGTCCTGCGCTGCCATCGCCTCCCGGCGTGCTGCCTCAAACGTCCGTGCCTGTAAGACCCGGTAGTGTCTGGTGCCCCTGTTGTAGGTCCGGGTCGCAAAACTGATCTCTCCGGCAGCATTGTGCCTATAATGCACGTTTGCGTCCCAGGTTTTAGTCCAGTTCTTCTTGTGCTGCTTACTTCCTTTTGCCGCCGGTTGCGGCGTCGATTTTCTCATGGTTCGTCCTTATTTGGTTTGTCCAAAAACCCTGCTGAAAGGAGGTCGCTGAGACACCCGTTTGCCGTTTAATGGCAAATGAAATGGCAAATGAGACACTCCAAATGACATGATTTGGACGAATCCCGATAACAGCAACCCCGTATTTCGAGGGGGTTAAGCGCACTTTGCAAATAAAGGCGAGTGGCGGAGCGGACGGGACTCGAACCCCATTCCGCGAGGTGCCACTTGGTATAACATCGGTAAACAAAGCTATACCAAGCTATACCTCTATTCGCTAAATGCGGCGAAACTCTGCCAAATTAATGGCAAATGGCAAACGAATTTTGCCGTGGCAATTACTGCTGGAAATCGTCCCGGGTAATGGGAGGGTCTACCTCGCTGGGTAGCGGAGCAGAACCGGACTGAGGGGGCACCAAGCTATACTTCTCAGCGTCCTCCATCTCCTTCCTTTCTGCTTTCTTTCTCTCAAGCAGAAACAGGATTTCAGGAACCCTTGGCAGACGGTCTGCGGCACGTTTAGGCGCGTCAGGTGTTGCTGTTGCTCGTTCTGCCATCTTCTACAGGGTTTATAGGTTCTTCACCAAGGTTCAACTAGAATCGAGGTTGCCCGTTTTCCTGAATGTCGGTTCGCATTGCGTCTGAAATATCGACTCTCCAGAAATTCTGACCGTCGATAAGTTCATCAGGGTTAGCTTTTACCTTATGTTTTTTAAGGTATTTGTTTACCACGTTAGGAATCTGACGGTCATACATTCTGCGGAAAGGTTCGGGATCCCCTTCTGAATTATCTTCTAATTCATCCCCTTCTAGAACGCCCTCTGCGCCTCCTCCCGTATTGTAAGCGTCTTCAACTGCCTCTTCATATGCCCTTTCTCGAATTTCATCTTCTTTAAGATCCCATTCGTTTTGCGCTGATCGAAGGTTAAGAGCTTCCTGTTCAGACATTGGGGTTGCTGGCGCTTCCGGCCGTTCCCCCAGGTTTTCTTCCTTAGAATATTCCTTGATTAACTCCTCCGTGTTTTCAGTAACCAAATTGTCAAAACGCTGCTCACTAGCATCATAGTCGTTTTGCAACCTAACGGCAAGATCCTGCCCAACGTAGTCCGCGAGTTCATCCCTGCTTACAGATTCGTCTATTTGCCCCCCCTCGTTATTTTCGGCATATAACATATCTCCGTCCCACCGAATAAAACTAAACGTATCTGCCAGATTGATGTCATACCTCTCATTTTGCGTGTCCCCGTCAGTCCACCCAACCCAGTCGTGGTTCTGGTCTACGGCATCCTTTAAGGCACGCTTGAACAGTGCCAAAATCCACGCATTGGAGTCACGGTATGGAGCGTCAGGGACACCGATTTCGGTATTCGCCAATTTTTTCTCAAGCTCGTTTTGTTGCCTTCTTAATCGGTTGTGGTTCTCTTCAAATTTCGCGAACTGCTCGTCAGAAACACGCCCCCTGTTTTTTTCTACGCGATAAGCATTGGAATTTTTTTCGATCTCTATTTGAGTTTGTCTTAGATCCCTCTTGAGCTTGAGCTTTTCGTCTTCTGAAAGTAGCTCCGCATACCCTTCCCTCTGCCCCTTCTGGTGACGATCACTCTGCACCTCCTCAAGGAACGTGCCTGTCGTGCCGTCTTCTGCTTTTCTGGTCTTCTGGCGAGAATGAGCAACGTATCCCTTCGTCTTTCGGCCTAACTGTGCGCTCGTAAAGTGATTTGAGCTATATTCCCGAGCTGAGTCTGCGTAGCGAATATTTCTACCCTGCCCGACCACAAGCAACCGCTCCTTGTAATCTACGCCCCCGTTCAAAGTGTATCGCCCATAAAGAGGTTTGGGGTTTTCCTGCCGAAGACGGGTTTCCAATCGCTTTTCAACAAACCTTTCCAACCATGATCGACCTTCATGGACATCTCTGAATGTCTTTGATCCATGAGGAACCCTGACGCCATGAATGGTATGAATCAAAAGCCTGTATGCTGTGTCGCCGTCCGTAAGGTCTTCAACATAGCCATACATAGGCGTGCCAATTTCTTGGTGCTCAAAAACGTCTATATGTCTTCCGGGCACTCGTTTGCGTTGGTTTGCAGCAATCACACCCACGCTTTCTTCTGCAAGGTGCTCATCTATCACCTGCGCGACAGCGTCTCCTCCTGAAGTTCCTATTTCCAATTTTCTTTCGTCAAGTTGCCATTGTTCAGGCGTAATTTCGCCTTCTGGAAAAAATTCACGGAACTCAACTTCCTGTATCAGTTGGTTTCCTCGCTCACGCAGTTCTTCAAAAAACTCTGCAACCGGCACCTTGCCGTTGTGCTGTCGAGCCAGCCTGTCGATAAGGTCTTCAACCATTAACCACTTAACCTCCTCTTGGTTGACCAGTCCTTTCTTTGCGCTGATTAAAGCTCTAAGTTGATCGGCGCTTGCTCGTTTGCCTTGCACCTTCTCACTTAGTTTTTCAACAGTTGGTGACCGCATCCCGTAAAAGTCAGGTTGCTCAAGCGGCATCTCCCGGCGTTGACCTGGCTCAACTATTGGCGTGGTGGGTCTGCTTGCGTCTTGAGTCGCGGGGACTTCAAATAAGATGTATTCTTGGACGTTGGTGTCAGTGGTAGTGACTGCGTTGACCCCAGTTGACTTGACCCCCGTAAACCCCCGGGACTTCATTTCGGCAACGAACTTGCGCCTTTGTTCGGCTCCAATCCGGTAGTCAAAGACAGGATCGTTGTCTAAGTATTCTTGCAGCATTCCCTCGCGCCGCCCAACCGCACCTGCTAGGTTGGGGTCCAAGGGCACAATCCCCAGCTCCTCCATGACTTGGAACGCTTGTTCTTCAGTAGCGATTGTTGCTGGATCAATAGTAAACTGACTTACAGGTGCGCCCTCTTCCTCTGCGTATGCTTCTGCCTGTCTGCGGTCAGCACTTGTAAACAGCAACCCTCCGTGCCTGTCAGCGTCAAGAGTGCCTCCGTGGTAGACCGTCAGTGAGGTTCCTTTTTCCCCTTCCATCGCCTGCTCCCCAAAAGGCAACTCCCGGCGCTTGCCCTTTTCAAGAGCAAACGGGAAAGGATCCCGGGGAAGAGTTTGCAGACGATTGATGCGGTCGAGACGGAATGACCTGACCGCAGGACGTAGCTTCTTGAACGGCGCTTCAAGCAGCGCAGGGTTAAAGTCAGGATTGCCTTTTCCTAAGTTGCCAAAAATAGCGTTTAAGAAGTTAAGCTGCTCGTCTGTGAACTGGGTAATGTTCTTAATGTCTTTGCCCCAGTTTTTGACCATTAGCTCAAAGTCCGCAGCAATGCGTCCAGCGTTCCCATCGTATAGCTTTCGACCTGCTGCGCTCTTTGCAAGCGTTGCGATGTTTTCTGCTACTTGATCGTGCGAGATCCCGTAGACCAGCAAGTTGCCTACATCGCTTTGCACCAGCGCGTAGGGCGCCCATTTGGTCCACTTACCAGCAATGCCTTTCTTTGGCACAAAGTTGCGCCAGTTGCCTTTTGCTCTCTTTTTGCGCCACGCCGGGAAATACAAAGACAGGACAGACTCCCCTGCCCGGTCAGGATTGGTAAGAATGTCGATAATCTCATCAATCATCGTCATTTGGTAATCGCTGTAAGGCAAACTGCGCAGAAGCTCCTTTAGTTTTGCCGCACCTGTAAGCTGATCAGCCTGCACTGGTCCTTGCATCTTTGCCGCGCCAGTAAGGTCAGTGCCGTTATCGGTGCCTCTGCCTACGTTTACTTTTGGAAGCTCTGTGTTAATTTCTGCTTCCAACTGCGGACCAAACAACGGTTGCCCTTCCCCGGCGCGGGCGGTTGCTGTCTCCTGTGAAATTATTTGTGCCTCGCCGTTCTTGTAGATGACGTTGCCGTCTGCATCGTGCTCAAGATCGGTAGTCAGCGTTGTCTCAACCTGATTCAGACCTTCTTTGTCGTTAGGCAAGATTGCATTGGGATCCCTTTTCTTGCTTTCCGGGTCAGTTAAGTCGGCGCGGTCAGCATCTGTCATCCCGATCCCTGCCCGGTCGCGCATATACTTTTGTATGCGCTTTGCTACAGCGGACTGATCTTTGTAAGCATCTTTGCCTGGAAGACCTTTGCGCACTGCAACTGTGCCATCCGGCTCAAAAAGCAATCCCATGTTCATCAGACTCTTTTGTCTAAAAGAAGCGGGCATGATTGCGTCAAACAAACTGCGCATCCACGGATGCTTTTTTGCTGCTTCGATTAGAGCATTGTGCCGCACGCTTCGTGCTATGCCGTCCATCGAGGAATACGCTGCCCACTCAAGCGCAGCGTCTGCCCAGTCTGCGCTGTCTTCCCGGGACAAATCCCACTTGTTGCCCCGCAACCGGTTTTCATTTTCAGACCAAGTAACAAAGGTGGGCATAAGCGTCCTGCCTCCTTTGCCGTCGCCCACAGTTAAAATGCCTGTCGGTCCAATCAACTCTTCAACAACAGATTGCTGAAACCCTTGGGAGTCTAGGAAGTGCCTAAACTCGTGCGCCATTGCTACCTCTGCTCCTCGTGGGTCGCTAGGATTAATGCGAATGGTGTTTGAGTCTTCGTCGTAATAGGAACTGCCGTTTTCAACAGTAACATCAAAGTCCCAGTGAACGTCAGGAAAAGCAGTGTGGTAGTTGCCGAGTGCCTTTTTGCTAACGGGCGACAAGTTATCAAACGCCTTGCGCTTGTCAGGATCGCGCAAAAACTCATCTCGAAAGTTGAGAGCGGCATTCATGGCAAGCCGGTTTTGCTCCTCGACTGTGCCGGCAGTTTTCATGCCCATGACGCTGCCCATCAACTGCCCGGTCAATCCCATTGGAGCTTCAAACCCAAGCGCCTCTGCCATTGCGTCAGTCAACCAGTTGCCCCCGGCATAAGATGCGCCCCCTGCGGCGATGTAACTAAAAGGAACCTCTGCAATGAACGCTCTGCGATACAGATTAGCAAAGTTGCGAGTTGCGCGAATTGGTCTGGAGATTGCCATCTCTCCCGCCAAGAAAAGGTTTCTGCGGAACGCGCTGTCGGTGGACTCTTCTGCTAACTTGCGAAAGTAGGGAATTGCTGTCCTGCGCTTTGTCCACTCTGCCCCCAGGCGCGACACCTGCTGCCCAAACGCAAGCACCTTGCTGCTTTTCCCGGTCATACCAGTGAGTACTCCCAACGCCCCATAAAACGGATTGCCTCCTGTCAGCGCAAACAACGCAGCGCCTTGTGTGGCGGCAGACATAGCCGGATTAAATCGCTGAAGCACCTTGCCTGTCGCTTCTAGCGTATTGCCAGCAACTTGCAGAGGAACGCTGCGCAAGTTCCTTCCAACCTGCCCCAGTGCCGCCAATGCTTTTGGTTCAACAGACTGCTGCACGCGCTCCAAACGCTTCTGTGTCAGGCGGAGGTTTTCGTCAATATTGTCAATCTGACGTTGCAACCCTGTCGCTGCTTGTTTGCCGTAAGGACTTGCTGCTGCCGCTTTTTGTGATGCTTGGAGCAACTCGCGCTTGCCTCGCAACGCCAACAACTCATCTGTCAGCGTCAGCGCCTTGCGCATCGACATCGTCAACCCTGCTTTTGGAAGCATGGCATAGCCAAGAGTTGCAGCAGTATCTGGGGACAAAATCATCCCAACTGCGGTGCCAGTGCCTTTTGCTTTTTCTGCCCGGGTCTGTTGTTGCGCAGGACGGAGGTAAAACGGCACGTCAGGATCAATGCCCTCTGCCCGGTCCAATTCGTCCAATTGCTGCTCTGCTGTTTTAACTGTGTCTCGAACTCCTGATTGTCCGTAAAAATTGTTTTCGCGTTCCTCCTCAATCAGTTCATCCAGCTCTTCAGACACCAATCCGAGCGTAGCTTTGTCAGCAACGGCAACCGCAGTTGTTGCCGCAAAATCTGCTGCACTTGCAATCGCTACCCCGGTCTCAATCTTTTCAATATCGTGCTGCGCTTTTCGGTAAAGATATGCCGTGAGCGCCCGGTCTTCATCAGAAAACAAATGCTTTGTCCCAGGTCCGTGAGTCAAAGCAGCGGCAGCACCATGACTCATTGTGGCGGGCATTCTTATTAACGCCTCTTTTGCGTAGGCATCAACCCCCACTTTAACCCGGTCCAGCTCTTCCTGAGTTGGTGGACCTTTAACAGCACCCAAAATCCAACCCGCCGGAGTTTGCGCGTACCAGGGTTTGCTTCTTTCAGCGACCTCAAACGCTTTATACAGTCCTCCCGGCACCTTTGCTAGTTCTCCAAATAAAGACCCTGCCATTGGCAAAAAATTCTTTGCAGCGTGCGCCACAAATTCTGCGGTGTCCTCATAGTCTTCACCGGTCTGATCTTTCCACCAATCAAGAGCGCCATTGTCACGCGCCCTCATGTACATCTGTGCCCCTTTAGCGCGGTTAGGTTCGTCCAAAATGTCTTGGAGACCACGTTCCATGACTCCTTCCCAGATTGCTCCATCCGGCGTCAGATTTAAACCTGTGTCAATCCACCCCTTCAAGAAGAAGTCGAGCATCTCATCTGGGTCTTCTCCAGATTGCTCTGCGTTGTTGAGCAGGTCACTACCCTGCGGAGTTAGCTCAGAGTTTTCGTTAATTAGACCATTGCGCAGCAAATCTTGGTCTTCTTCAGCAACTGGTGGAGGCATTGCATCTACAGGTATTTCATAAAGTGCAGCGCAAGGTCTGCCTCTGTGCTTCCTTTGTCGGTTTTAGCGCCCGGACTTGCCTCAGAATGCGGCAGGAAAAACTTAATTTTGTCTAGGTCACCGTAAGCAGTTCGCAAAATGTTTGCGTATTCTTTGCCGCCTTCCAGCGTCTTTAGGAAGTTGACCATCTTGTTGTCAGTCACAGCAAACAACTCGGTGTGGGTAATCCCTTTGCGTCCTCTGCCTTCATTTTGCGACCGGGTCAGCACTCTGCTGTCAGGACTGCTTTTAGGCATTTTGCCGTGGACCGAATCATACAACTCGTCCATCAGCTCAATTGCCATCCTTGCACGCATTTTGTCCTGCTCGGTTGCGTCATCAGGCAGGATCATCTTAGGATCCAAAACACGCTTTTTCGGCGTTTTGCCGTCTGCCTTAAAGCCACTGTGGTTGGAGTCCAGATTAACAAGAGTTGTTCCTTCTTTTCGTAAAGCGGCGCGAGCAGTTGCTGATGGTGAAAACTCAGGCACAATTTTTAACTGTGCAGAAGCGTCATGTTGAATCTGTTTTGCTAATGCAGAAGTTGCTCTTGGCAACCGTTCCCCAACAATTTTCGTAGCTGTCCGAATCTCGGCAGGAATGACAGGCGCTTGCCTTGCTCCGCGAGCAAAGTTTCGATCTGACATCGGCGTGACCGCTTGCGGCTCTGGCACCGGCACCGCTTGCACCGGATCTGCTTCTGCTGCGCCTTCTACTGGAACGTCTGCTTGCGGAACTTTACGCAAAAATGACGGTCCAATTGGCGGATCAATGCTTTCATACATGACCCCGCCCGGACCTTCGACAAGATCAGAACCGGTTGGCAATTCTTGAGTGGGCGCAACTGGTTGAGCGCCTCTTGGTTGGCGCACGCGCCCCGGTTCTATGACCGCTTGCGCTTGTCCTGGAGCAACAGGAAGCGCGACCGGTGCGCGGTCTGCTATGCGCTGCCGCTTTCTTTCTCTGTGTGCTTCTTGCTCTTCAGGACTAAGATCTTCAAAAGCAGGAGCGTTAAACTCCTGTTGTGAAGCAGGCGCTGTAGGAGCTGCGGGCGCTCCCGGCACGGCAGGTTGCGCTGCGCCTTCTCTTCTTTGTCTAAACCCGCCTAAACGCGATGAGGTTGCTGGTGTTGGCGCTGCACCGGGCGCTTGCCCTGACGGACTTGCTGCACCCAGTCCAGCGTCAGGAGTCATGTATCCAAGTCTTTTATACTGGTCTACATATTTCATTTGGGCATCGAGCTTGCCCTGCAACTTCTTTTTGAGAGCACGCACTTTGTCCGCATTAATTCCTTCTTGCGCTAGATCGTCCCACGCTAATCGGACAAATTCCTGCGCCTCCTCCTGAGTAAACTGCGAGCCAAGAATTTCCTTCAACGACTCAAAAGTAATGCCTTTAACGATGTCTTTGTATTTAGTCGTGTTTTGCAAAAGACGTTTTTTTGCAAACTCAGGCATCGTGCCAACAAGCGGACCTGTAACTACGGTTACCTGCCGGTCTTCTCCCGGCGTTAGCACTTCAATAACCTCATCAAGACTATCAATTTTTTGCTGCACAAGTTCTGCCCCCCCTGCCATCAAAGGGGTAATGTCAGTGAGCATTTTCTTGTTAAAATCAAGAGTGACAGGATCAAGATTATTTGGTCCTAACCCACCACGCGCCGCGCTTTCAGCAGCTTTTAGTTTGCGGCTTTCTAAGTTTAAGGCGCGATCACCTTGCCCCAACTTACGGCGCTCAAAGCGATCTTGTTGTTTACGTGTTTCAGCAGCAATGTCCTGCGCTTGCTTTTGCGTTGCTGCACCAATTAGCGGAGTCAACCGCCTAGCAAGACCTAGCTTTTCTGAAAACCGCACCTCCTCAGAATCAAAGGCGTCAACAACCGGAAGCAGCACCTTGCCAATTTCAGACTTTGCGCCATGCAACTGAAGCATTGCCTTTGCCATCTCTTTGCCATCTTTGACGGCGTTTTTGTTTGCACCGATGGTCTGCGCCGCTTGCCCAAGTCCTGCCCCCAAGTTTGCAATCCCTTGACCCATTGCCGCTGCTCCTGCTGCTGATCCGCGCAAAATGCCGCTGGTGTCTGCCCGCATAAGTCGCGGGTCAACTGTGTCTCCTATTCTAGCCATGTTTATATCTTTCCGTAGTCAACACCAAGGTATCCGTTTGGCATCGTTACCACTGCCTCCGGGTTTACTGTCTGCACTTCTTGCGCAATCACGCCTACCTGCTGAGTCGGTGACCCTTTGTAGCGGTATTGGTAGATGCCTACACCTGATGTGTGTGTGCCAATGCGTTGGATGTCTGTTTTAAGGTTGCGGTCAGAACCAAAAATCCCCGCTTGTGCAAGACCTGCACCAAGTTGACCCATCCCAGTAAACAATCCTCCCAAGGCAGACCCGCTTGCTGCCTGTTGCGCTCCGTAGACGTTGGACTGGTATTCCATATCCTGCCCACGTTGAGACATTGCCAAATTCAAGCCGGTGTCAGGGTTAAACAGAGACGGAGTGCCCCTTTGTGCCGCCCCCATTGCTCCCTGTGCCGTTTGGAAGTTGTAAGGCATGGATTGTGCCGGTCGCCCAGTGATTGCCAGCATGGGGTCGCCTGTGCCCGCCAGCATTGAGTACAGGTTTGCGCCCGCGCCCTGCGCCTCTGCCCGGTTTGCCCGCATTAGCTCTTCTCTGCCCAGCGCCTCGGCAAACATACCAGCATTGTCCATTTCCCTCCCTCTGGCTCCAAATGCCTCTCTCGCGCTTTGCTGCGCCATTCTGGTCTGTTGGGGTGTAACTCCTTGTGCGCGGGCATACAGGTCATCTGTGAGTCCCTGCTGCTGCTGCATGAGTCTTGCCCTCTCGGGATCTGCCGCCCGCAGCGCCTCAATTGCCCTTCCTCCATATTGTTCGACATCGCTAATGTCGGCTTCTCGCTGCGCACTGGCAGTCTGAGCACGCATTCTTTCAGTAATAGGCGCTGCCTGCTCGTAAAGATTTAACAATCCTGGCTGATCGTCAGTGCCAAACAACGCCATGTTTTGGCGTGCCAGTTCGTTCTGAACGTATTGGGGCGAGAACTCACGCTCTGCGTCTACCAATCTTCGTTGAAACTCAGGATCTGTAATGCCTGCCCCTCCTTGGAAATCACTTCCAAACAGAAACTCGCCCATCGACTGGTTAGGGTCGATTGGGTCCGGCATTTGCGGTGCTCTACTTTTTCCTCCCATTACTTTGCAATATTTTCACCAAAAGACGTTGATCGTATCTTACTATCTGCGGTCCATCCTGCCTCTCGCGGCACCCAAACAGCTCGCCCCGGATGACTTCTGGTTGCCGATCAATTAACTCAAGCGTCATGCGGCGCAACGCCTCTCCTTTTGCCCACAAGAACGCAAGAAAGTAGCAATTCCCCGTTTTGCTGTCTGGAGTCCAGTTCAAGATGTCATCCCACGTCCAGTTCTTATCGCAGCGATACCACATAAACAGACCATCTACCTCTCCCTCTGTAGTGTGATAAATAAGTGTTTTTTTCAGGTAATGGTAAGCAATGAGCGTCTTGATTACATCCGGCTCAAAATGCTCTAAAACGTACGCATTTTCCTCAGTGGAGGTTGTAAACTCATACAACTGATCCAACAGGAATTGTGTCGAAGGAGGAAATTCTCCCTCTTTGAGCCATTGTGCAACGTGACCTGCCTCTAGCTCCATTTAGGCAAGAGTGCCAAAGACAACAAAATTGACGACACGGTTTGCCGCAGCAGGTGCTCCAATTTTGAAGCTGTTTGCTGTTTTTGCGAAGATGCTTACGTTGTGTTGTGAAGTTACTTTGGTCGTATCACTTCTGCCATGTGTGGCGATCACGACGTAATCTGTGTTCGCCATGTTGTTGGACAAGGTTACTTGCCCAGTATCGACATCTCCATCTGATACGACCGTGACAGAAGCTGTTACGTTGTAGCCATTTGAAATTGTTTGCGACCCCACGACCCAAGGCACAACACCAAATGCGCGAGGCAAAGGAAGGTATTTTATGGGCGCAAACTTTTTCAGGTTGCCAGAGTCGTCAGCATCAGAAAGAAGGATCGTGTCTGTAATTGCAGGCACTGCGGCCAACTCGCTTTGTCCTGTGATGACGCTATTGTTAAGATGCTCCTCAGCAATACTTCCGTCAGAGTAGTGCTCTGCTTGGATTGCGTTGTCTGCAATCTTTGCTGCCGAAACGCAATCCGCGCCTAGTTTGTCGGCAGTGACCGCTCCGTTGTTGATCTTTGCTTCCTCAACTGCGTTGCTTGCAAGTTGCGTTGCAGTGATTCCTCCGCTTTTGACAATAATTGCTTCGCTGGAGATAGCAGTGGTTGAATCGTCCACAGCGTTGCTCGTAAACTTTAGATTTGTCTGCGCCAGGTTTAGCTTTGTGTGCGTCACCTGTTCATCCTCGGTAAACGTCTCCCCCGCTGTAAATTGATCTGCCATTGTTCTATTTCGTTGATGTCGGTTTGTTAAACGTGCTTGTTGCGCGAATCCCTACTGCTCGCAACTCAGGTCGCCCTGCGCTTGGCGTCCAATCAATCTGCGCGGAAAACCCACGCGGATTGCCGGTTCTCGCGCGAATTGATGCGCCTTCGTTTTCATCTAAAAAACTTCCCAGTCGCTCGGATAATGTGCCTAGCGTAATTGTCTGGTCAGGATCTTCCGTTATGATCTTTAAGGTGCCTTCGCTGGCGTGTTGGGCATCACTCGCAATGTGGGCGTCCGCATGATTAAAGCGTTTTCGCTCAAGGGTGCCGTGTGTGTAACCCCTTGTGCGTAACTGCGCAGGAATGTTGTAAACGGTTTCGCTTGCGCTTCCTGCGGACACAGGAATTGTGTCTCGTGCAAGTCCCGTATTTGTAACCTGAAAAATTCCTCCCTGCTCAGTCACGGCATACAACTCGTTTATTTTCCCAGAGCGAGCCGGAATAAGGTCTACAACGCTAAAATTGACCGCATTTGACGTGTCGATGCTTTCCCACCCTTTGTTTAGGAAATTGTAGACAAAAATTTCATTGTTAAAGGTGCTGCTGCCAGTTGCAACCGACAACCAATACCGGTTGTCATGGTAAACAGCTATTGCCTTGTCAGCGTAAGAACTGTTGATGCGCTTAATGTCTGCAGTGATTGCCTCAGACAACGGTTGGTCAGTTCCGCGAAGGTTAAGAGCATCAACAAAACTTACCGCATAAACTCCGTCATCTCCCAGAAACAATATCTGGTTTGCGTATGTCACGATTGATTTCCGGGCAATACATCCAATCTCGTCTGTCAGCATATTTGTCCTGACATCAACCAAACTGCCGGAAACGCCCAGCATCTGATGAATCGAGTTGCGGTTAAAAACAACTAAACGGTCCTCGTCAAAAGGTTGCGCCCCGACAATAAAATCACTGGTCCCCGCAGTAATGCGAAACTCGTTGCCAACTGGGTCAAAGGTGTCGTTGTCTAGAATGTCGGAAGCAATTAACTCATCGTATACGGCAGGACTGCGACGTGCAGGAGATGCTGCGGAGGTGTGTGTGTAAGGAACAAAAACTCTTCGATTGTGATACGTTCCCCATGCAGCGGCGGGGGCGTGAATGTATCCGCCACCCATTGACACGTTTTTGCGCACTACAACTGTACTGCTTCCTGCTGTTTTGACGTTTGCGTGAAAATCAAAATTGTTGGCATCTACCTTGGTGACTCTAAATTCAGAACCTGCGGTCAACCCAGACGAGCCTGGATCAACAACAATAATCCTGTCTCCTGTCTCCAGTCCGTGAGTAGTGACGTTTATCGAAACCTTTCCTGCCGTGGTGACAGTTGCAGCAGCAGAAAGGTCAACTGGTTGCGTGTAAGTGCCGGTAGATACCTTGCGAAAAGACGGTGCTGTTCCGTCTGATCCGCTAAAACCATACGTTGCGTCATCTGGGTCAAATTTGAGGGTAGTCTGCCCATCAACTCGCAGCATTACCAAGTCGAACTCTTGCTGCACCTGGGCATCGCTTGACACAGTCACGCCAGAAGGATACGCAATCGTCGTTTTTGCCAAGGTGTCCAGCTTGACTGCCGTTGCGCTTTGGTTGTTGGCAATGATAATGTAATCCTCGTTGCTGCTGTTGGGGTTTGAAAACCTGCCCGCACCGTAAATGGCGTTGACGCCTCCGGTCAGCTTAAACGGTCCCACGGTCTCGCCAGCGATGCTGTATGTCTCGTTGCTTGCGGTCAGCGGGAAAGTGAACTGAGTTGCCGACACATAGGTTGCAATGCGGTTGCCCGTTGGGTCGGCGGTAGCTCCTGAAAACGAGCCTGCAATATTGACCAACACTTTCATTCCGGGGTTGGAACCAATCCAGTCAGTTGCCGTTGTCACGGTCACCACGTTGCTTGAAAGAACCGCTGCCGTGATGTTTACAGTGCCAATCAAAAACAGTGCTCCCTGCGTAGCGTCTCCAGTTGCTTTTAACGTAGGCAGGATTGTCGAAGTTATAAGCGTGCCTGAGACGTTCTTGTATCCCTCCCGAACCTTTGCAGATCCGTTTTCGTCAAACCGCATATTTTTTGAGATCGCCACATCCCCGGGACTTAACTGGGACGGGCGAAGTCTTGAAACTAAAGCGCGGAAACCCGTGTCTCCGTCAGACAGAACTGGACTGTCCAAAGGCATCTCATCGTTTGTAGGCAATGACTGCCCCTGAAGCTAAAGTGATCGCAGCAAAACGACCGTAAATAGTCTGCCCAGCGCTAATTGTAATGTTGGCGTCGAAGTCGTCGATGTTGCTGGTAGTGCCGGAATTGTTAATTGCCGCTGCCGCGTCCCCCACAGCTTGGATTGCCATAAAGTCGCCAGTGTGCGCTGCGGTATCGTTAATAAACACTCCGCCGTTGACTGCTGTCAGACTGCTTGCTGTAGCTCCTTGTCCCATGCCCACTATAATCGCACCGACTGTCTAACGTGCTCTACGCATCCTCTGCCGCTTTGCCATTTTCTTTGCCGCTTTTTTGGCAGTTTTACCTCCCATTGCTCTAGCGGTGCCTGAGGAAAATAACTGTCCCAAAGCACTTCCCGCTTTTTTCTTTGCAGGTCTTCCGACCTTGTTCCCGTATGTTCCTGGTCCTTGTGGCATTATCTTGCTTGGTTGCTGGCGTTTGTTCTCACCCGATGGTTTACAAATTGGTGCGCCCGGTTGCGGTCGATCCGCTCAAGTTCTCTTTGAAGTGCTTTGTTCGCCCGTCCTTCCCATGCCAATGACTTTTCATGGAATCCGTCACTTGCCAGCATATCGGCATAGACGCCAAGGGAGATGTAGTCTTTCCACTCCATTGGCAAAGAAGTGGTGTCTCCTACTTGGTCTCCGTAGACTTCAGTAAGACGGCGCTTGTAGGTCAAAAACACCACCGGAAATTTGATTTTTGCAGAACTAAGATTTACGCCTGAAATGGTAGTTGCTAACGAAAAATCTAAGTAAGTTTGGGAATCAGTTAGGTAAGTGACGTTTGTTAGTGTGTGCGTGTCATTGACTAGCGCGTCAGTTGCCGTGCCGTTGCTTGTGACAACGTCTGCAACGCTTATTGTCCCTCCCTTGATAGCATCCCGCTTTTGTGCCGTTAAAAACTGAAAGTTAGGCGATCCACCAGTCAATCCGGTCACTCCTGTTTCAGCTCCGTAGGCAACTTTGTATCCGGGCAGCTCAACGCCGTCTTTGCCCATAAACACCTCGTATTCCCGCACACTGTTGACCGCAAAAGGGTTTGCGTCATGCGCCCGCAGAATGGTGTCAATATCCCCTCCCTTAATGTTTGTGACATCAGTTGTGGCAGAGGTTGTGCCTACAAACGGCACAAAAAGTCTTGTGGGGTCTGAATCGTTTACAACTCGCTCTTCTGCGGTAACAAGAAACTGATCCCAAAGATCAGACTCCCGGTATGCAGACCTGGCTCGTGCATTTACAAGGTGCCTTACCCGAGTCTTTTCAATGTCGATAAGAGTCGCCCCGTGATAACTCTCAATCATTGAGAGCACGTTGCTGTATGTCTCAGTCTGCGACATCTACTTGTTGCTTTTCAAGTGCGGGTTGCGCTTGAAGTAGTCTTTTACAAATCCATCGTCGCTCCAGCACCCCTTGTATTTTGGATGCGTTGCAAAGGCAAAAAACTCCTCGGCAGGGATTGACCCAACGTGGTTCATCGCCTTCTGCTTTTTGAAGCGCACGTCTTTTTTGTGGTAACGCGCTTGCCGAGACGCTTGTTGATTAATTGCTCGCTCTCGGTGTTCGAGCAGTTTTGCTCCCCACCGCAGTTCGTGCTCAAGCTGCTTCGTGACGTGTTCTAGGATTTGCATACTGCCAACAGGTGCCCCCAGTCACCGGGAAATAAGATCCGATTGGTGACTGGGGGCGGTTGGTTGGACGAACCAAATTTAGTCCTGCTCTGACATATCAAGGATGCGCAGGTAGAAGTGAATCTCCCCGGCATTCAATTCTGCCAAGTTGTAAGCTGTGCCGGTTGCTCGATCAGGCGTGAACACGAAATCAATCGTGTCTGCGGCGGTGTAAACCTTTCCACCACCAGCGGTCAACGCACCCAGACCGTGCCCGTATGAAGCAGGTGTTTGGTCAGAGTGAATGTCCCCTTGGGTATTATCCAAGTATCCATCTGGATCAGCTCCGTCACCGACTTCAACGTCAAGCTCATCACCGCCGCCGCTATCGTTAAAAGCGGTGACCAGTTTGTAACTAACGTGCGTAACAAGTTGCCCTGCGGTGACTGGCACCGTCAGAGTTTGCGCCGTAGTGTCGGAGGTTTCAGTCAAGTCTTCATGCGTGACCGCAAACTTGTGGGTGAATCCTCCCGCTGCTGCTTGGTTGCTAAGTTTTGTAAGTAAACTCATTGTGTTTTCTCCTTTCTGTTCAGATTAGGCTCCAAGATCGACGCTTGCGTGCGCTTGCGGCTGGAGACATTCGAGCGTTGCCCAGGCTTCTGTGAAACCTCTGCGCCCTGCACCTTGATTTTCCAGCTCTTCTGAGCGAAGCGGAATCAACGATGCCAACCCAACGTAGTCGAGATTGACGATCAGTGCGCGGTCGTGGTTAGTGCTGTCTGCGGAACAATCAGGGTTGCTGTTGACTATGTTCACCCGACCGAAATCGGAATTATAAACGTCAACGGCAAGAGTGACCGTTTTTGCAGTGCCCGAAATGTTATACTGACGTGAGTCGGTAGAACCTCCAGTTCTGATGAAGTCTGCAACGTCACTACGAACAGCAGTGTCCGCAATCATCGTCACATTGTTCAGCGTGCCGGACACATTGTACATCGAAGCAAGTGCGCTATTGAGCAGTGCTTCTGTCAGAATGTTACTTGCTGGACTGCTAATCGTCTGCGCAGCGGCAGGCGAGTAGAGAGCAGGGATGTCACTGCCCGGTGAGCTAGAGACATACTTGAACATTCCGCGAAGAAGCGCCTTAGCGCTACCGCTTCCGACTACTTTGTCATTGGCGCTGGAGATTGCTGCCTCCATGTCACGCTTCAACTCACGCACTGCCTTGACAGACGCTTGAGCAAAGTTGCTCTTTACGGAAGACACTGCGTCCTGAACAACACTCGTGCCAAAAGAACGGCGGAATCCCTGAACAACATTGCCGATGCGCAACTTGTTGGCGAACTTGTCGTCAAACGACGATACGTCTGCGCTTTCAAGAACACCTGAAGTGTCTACGTCGGCAAGACTGTCGATTGTCCATTCGTGGTTAGTTGCTTTGGCGGATCGCTTAGGACACAAGGACACAAAAGGAGTGTCTTGTGGCGAAAGCATGGAAAGAAGATCGGTCAGATCCTCTCTGTTCGACACAGCAGCACCCGTTTGGGGGGCGGCAGGCGAATCGTAGCTGGCTGAAAATGCCATTTTTTATAGTTTCCTTTCTGGTTATGAATTTTGAATTTCGAGGATCTCAGTGAGAACATGATGGTCGCCGGTTTTCTCAAACTGCGATTGAAGAGCGGCAAGGCGTTGTGCAGGTTTGCTGTTGCCTTTGGCGGGGGCAGCAGTTGATGCACTTGGGTTGCTTGGTGGGCGTAAACGCTTTGAAACAGTCGCCTGCTTCTGCGGTTGTGCTTCCTCCGTAGCTCCCTTCTGTCTTGCTTCCGACCTAGCAATGGAATCTGCGGCGTGCGCTAAAACCAGAGGCAATTCAGGCATCTCATCAGCCAGGTTTTGAAGTGCAGGGTTGTTCAACACTGACTCAAAACGCTGACGGACAGGATTGTCCTCACTTTGCATCCAGTCGAATTCCTCTTCCGCAATATTACGGTATTGCTGCCGGGTAGCGATGACTTGCTCCTTTTGCTGGAGTTGCTCAAATCTCGCTGGAAGATGCTGGTCTTTTGCTTTTCTAGCATTCCTAAGGAGCGACCGAATCTGCCCTTTAGTGAATTGCTGACCATCTTCTTCGTGAATCACCGTGTCTCGGTGCTCATCTTCGTGATCTTCCAGCAATTCCTGTCCCCAAGTGACCATTTCTGACACTTCAGAATACTTCTTGCGAAGGTCTTCAGTCGTTGTGATCTCTGCGAACGGGTTAGACTCGGCAGACGGTTCCTCCTCTAAAGGATTCTCCTTGCTGCTCAATTGCTCAATTTGCGCTTCGAGTTCTTTGCGTTCCCGGATGAGTTGCGCGATGCGTTCTGCACCACGACTATTCATCTGTTCCGCAAGTTGCTCAAGTTGCTCCTCGCTCAATGACTCTAGGTCTGCTTCAGCAGGTTGCGCCGCTTCCTCTTTAAGTTCATCCAATACCTCCTCCGTATCGAATTCGCTTTCTGATTGTTCGGCAGGGTCCGAAAGCATTTGAACGAGTTGATCGGGTGTGACCGAATCGTCTGCTGCTTCCGTATGTCTCGTGGTGTCTTCTGTAGCGGTATCCACGGTCACCGCGTTGTTCTCTGTTTGTTGCATCCTCTACTCGCCCGGACGTTTGCGTGCTGTAAATATACGAGCGCGTGTCCGATGTCGTTTAGCGAAGGGTCGCAATCAGATCGTCAAAGGCATCAATCCGCCCGACTTGCTTAAAAACTTCCTGTTCATTACCGCCGCTGGATAGTTGTTCCAGTGCTGCTTCCCGCCGTAAAGTCAGCTCCGCAATAAGCGGGCGGTTGTAGGCGGTTGTCTTGAGGTAATCGACCGTTTCTTCAAACGATGGATCAAGGTTTGCGTCCATTATTGTTGATTATTTACACCCTGAAAGGCGGCAGGCTCGGTGCCTAACCTACCTATCTCAGCATTTTGCTGCTGAGTGATTTGGAATTGGTGCTGATCGAAATACTTGGTCAGACGCTCCGCAAATGCCTCGTCCTGTTGCAATCTTTGCTGCACGTCGGGCACCTGCGCGTAGTTTTGCCCGATCTGGAGAGCGATTTGTGACCCGGTTGGACGAGCGCCCACCTCTATGCCGGAGTAGATTTTTGACAAATCCTCTGCGACCTCTTTTGCAATCTTTGCTGCGCCAGCTTCCTGCGGTTGAATGATTTGCTCGGCAAGCACCGGGTCAATAGCGGCAGCGGCAAACTCCAGCATCGACTCTACGTCAATTTTCCCAGTGCGGTCGAATTGGACAAGTTGCAACATTGACGCCAGCTTTTTCTCAACCGTTTCGGGGTCACTCATTTGAGAATCAAAGTGAATCGAAATGTCCATGTCTTCCGAATCGGCGCTGCCTTTTTGGAACTGTTGCGGTTCCGGCACGCCAGACACCCGAAACATTATTTCGTCAGGTCCGTAGCGCAGGTAGCACTTATACGCCTCCCGAATGACATCGCGGACGTGTCCCAGAAACTTATTCAAATAAAATGCTCGTTTGATCGAAGCATCTGGATCGGTTGCAGGGTCACTCAACCCTACCATTTCGTCTGCCTGATTAAGCAACGTCTGCTCAACCTCTATAGAACCAGAGTCAAGCGCAGGCGCATCCATCCAAGAGTATTCCCCCGCTCGACGTTCAGTGATGTGCCCCCCAGGTCGCAGTTCTGGTTTAGGTCTGCCCACCGGTCCTT